GTGTTGTAATATTACTTAATTTCGGATATAATATCTCGAATCAAACTCTCTACCTTTTCATATCTGTTTGCAATCTGACGTTCTACAGATTCTTTTAGTTGTTCCGATGGAAACAAAAAAGCACCTCTAGTCGAAGGATTGCTTACAAAATCAAACGCGATTAGTTCAAAATCGTCTTGAACTTCATCTGCGTTTTCTCTTACGTTCTTGCGAACACTTCCAAGTCCACGGCTACTAATACCGAGTTTAATTCCTGCCTTAAAAAGTTGTTTTAGAATGTTACCATTTGGAGTTGGAAGAAGTTCTACCTTACCAACCAAATCGTCACCACTCCACATCATTTCTACTACGTTGTGACTTACGTTTTGTAGATTTACTACACTGCTATCTGGATGATCCAACTCACCCAACGCACGACGTTCTTTCACAAAGTTTTGATCGTATTTTTGAACTTCACGTTCCAAAATATCTTTTGGGTAAACACGACCATTTTGATTTTTTGCGTTAGCTCTTTGTAAAACACCTTGAACGATCACCGTAGAATCGGGATCATCAAATGATTCATTCAAACTGCCTTTAACTGGTTCAAACCAGATGCAATTTACCAACAAATCATTGGCGTTTTTAGAAATTGTCTTTTCCATATTATTTAGGGTTTTGTTGTGTAGGCACTACGGGAGGTTGTTTTGAAGCAACAGGAACTCCTGGAGGAGTGCCTGGCGGCTTAACAGAGGGTTCAGTTGATACCTTAGGTTTCTTTTCCCTCTTTGGTTTTAACGGTTCGCCTTGACCAAGAATTGTAATCTTGAAACCGGTTTTTAGAAAATACTCCTTGTCATGTTCATCACGGAAAATGACAACATAACGGTCATAGAAATAATCCAAACTTGTGCCTGTAACAGAAATAACATAGTCTCGAATTGGTTGACCGTATCCTTTTGATGCCTGAATGGATACTTTCTTTCCCAGAACTCGAGCGTTCAAATTACGAAGAAATGCAGCTTTTGATTGTTCGGTAGCGTTAGCAATTTTGCTTTCAAAATCCGAGAAATCAGCACTAACATTATAGTCAATAGCACCAGAAGGCATAGGTTGTCCGCCAGAAGTAGATGGTGATGGAGCAACGACTGGTTCTTGCTCCATAATCAATTTGACTAGAGAAATCATATTATCGGTGAAATGTTTTGAGTCTTGATTCGAGTGATTTCAGACGACTACGGATTTCAGCAATACGTGACTCGGTTCGTTTCCACAAATCGTCTTTAGGAATGTTGAGTTCGGTTTTAAGTTTTTCATTGACCGTCATCAAAAAGTCCACTTCTCTCAACATTTTGGTGATTTCTTGTACCACCATAGAAATCTTGGATCGGTCCTTCATCGGGTGAGTCTTGAAACGCTGATAACGAGAAACTGCCTCATCCAACTTTTCAAGGTCATCAAGATGTTTTTTGATTTTCTTTACCGTATCTTTCTTTCCGGTCTTTTTTGATATGGTCAATCGACGTTTCAACAAATACTTATCTGACTTTGTTGCTGATTTTCCATCATTGTCAACATCGTCATCTTCTTGACCCACGGGATCCAACTTTGATTTCTCTTCGTCAATTTCCTTAGCAACAGTAAAACCCATACTTGTCATTGCGTCGGTTGCTTTTTTACCATGAGATTGACCCTTCTTTGAAAAAGCGAACGGAGATGAAAACCCACCAGCAGCACCTGTACCAGTCATTTCTTCCAACTCTTGACGAATAATTGACTTGATAAGTTCTTTCAACTTATCTTCACCAGTTATCAATTTTGGTGTTTTATGTTTTTGTTCACTCATATTACTTCAAATTGCTTAGTTCTTTGATAAGTTCGTAAGACAACATCAATGTCATAACATGACTGTCTTTAACAACTGTGGAAGGTTTGATGCGACTCAAAACCTTAGAAATTTCATTTAGTTTAATCTTAACAACATCGTTGTCATTGACTTTTGATACAAATACAGATAGTTGTGACTTAATCTTCTCAACCTCTTCACAAACAAACTTTGAAAGAGCATTGGTATTTGAAACATTGAGAATATACTCTCTCAAAAGTTTCTTTTGGTTTTCGTCAAAATCCTTATACTTGTTGTTGACACCTTCCAACAAAATCTTGTATGCGATTAATCTGATGTCTTCGCTTTGTTGTTTGTAGTATTCAACCAACTTTTCTTCTGCATCACTCTTACGAGAAAGTTTGTTTACCAAAGAATCAGTAACAGATTCTCTTGCTTTGACGATATCATTTACATCGGTTCTAACCGACGAACGATTTTCAAGTATCTTGTATACAGACGCCAAAACTCTATAGTTCTTGATATTACCCTTCAAGAAACTTTCAATCGGATACACACCCTTGATCTCTTTAATTAGATCATATTTTTGTTGAGCCAACTTTTTATCATCCAATTTTGCGCGAGATTCCAACACCACATTTACGATCCTATCGGCATGTGTCACGTCCCTTGCCTTTTCGTTCAACAGAAAATTGTAAAGTTGATACTCCCTGCCCAGTTCAGTATTTTCTGTAAAATACTTGAAAAGAATTTGTTTTGCAGCTGAATGATCGTTACCAGCAAGAATATCGGCCGTAATCTGTCTGGTAAGCAGCTCAAACAAAATTCCCGTATTTTTGAACTTTGAATGCTTAGATTTTTGCATACTGTTAGTTATAAGTTATAAATATATCAATGTTTATTGAAACTCCCATATTTGTTATTCCAATATGTTGGTTTCATCCATAATGGATTTTTGGTGATTTTCAGATATTAGTTCTTTCTTTTCCTGTTTAATAGTTTTAAGATACGAGTCCAATTTCATTAGATCTTTGTCTTGGAGAACAGATTCAAGACTAAAAGGTGAACCTCCTGCATATTCATGAGATACAGAACTCGAACGGGTTTTACGATTGTTCTCTAAATTACCCAAAGGATCTTCTCCAAATGGATAGTTAGATGCTTTTTTCAATCCAACTTGAGATGGTCTTTCATATTCATCTTTCTTTTCCTTTAATGGCGGCGATCCTGCGTCTGAAGACTCTTTTCCGGCACTTGGTTGTGATTCATCCCCACCACTTTCGGATCCGCCAGAGTTAGAAGTAGATGAATCTTTATTTACTTTTTGGAATGATTTTGCTGGATCATTTCCTTCTTCTTCAATTTGCTTGAATCGATATGTTTGTTTTGCATCATCTATGATATCGTTCTTTAACGCCTCAGCATCATCTTCCGACATGTTAAACACTTCTTGGTATACCCATTTTTTACTGAAAAGTTTGTTTTCTATCATGTCTTTTGCAACACCGACTTTATCTGACCAAATAGCCACTTTTTCCTTTTCATACACAGTAGATGGATTTGTAAGTTCTATACTAAAATCCACCAAACTTTCATCTCTGTATCCTTGTGCATACAAGTGAACAATACCAATTTTAGTCAGTTCGCTTATGATGATTTGTTGAATACGTTGAATAGTACGAGAAAAACGAACGTCTTCTTGAGCCAATGTAGCTTTACCAGATAGTGATTCATCGTATCCCAAGAATGCCTTAGGAATCTTCAATGCACTCATCATCTTGTTTCTTAGATACTCAATGTCATCGGTTCCTGTAAATTCCATTCCACTCAGTGTATCAATTGAAGTTCCACTATCACCACCACGAACTGGCAAGTAAAAGTCTTCAACCATATTCTGAAGGTTGAATTTTAGATTGTAATCACCCGTTCTCTCATCAATGTATGGAACCTTCTTCATCTTACTAATAGCCTTTTCCATGTAGCTATCGATTTCATTGGGAGGAATATTACCCACGTCAATCTTGAAGATACGTTTTTCAGGTGCTCTCATGATACGATGAATCAACATTGCGTCTTCCATCAATGAAAGTTGTTTCCAAACACGTCTTGCACCCTCAAACATACTCTTACCATATGGCAAGAAGTTACTGTCACTCAACAAACGAAAATGTGCAACTTGATAGTTTTCCAAATCCTCAACTTTACCGCCGTCTGGCAAATTAACTTGGAACTTAACATAGTTCTTATTGTATAGATCACTGTTTTCAACACGGGTGACGTTGTACGCACTAATAGGTTCAATCATGTAAACCCCGTATTCAGGTGAAATGTACAATCTAAGATAAAAGTCACCGTATTTGCACATGTTACGAGTATAACTCCAAAGGTTAAACTCAATGTTCATAATATCATAATACAAGTTATGAAGAATCTGTTTGATATTATCGTTGGGAGTTTTAATAACCAACATATCACCCAATTCATTACGAGTAAGACATTCATCGGAATAAATGTCTAGAGCAGAACTTAGAATTGGATCCATGTCCATAGTATCATAATCTCTAAAGAGCTCGATACGTGCTGCTTGATAACTAAGTGTAAAATCTCTGCTGTATTGGTTATATGCAGATGTGCGAATACGATTGAAACGGTCACGAAGAGTGTTTCTATCAGTGGCGTATGCAACCTCATCGGTATCTACAACCTTTAGCTTTTTACCACCAATGTTACGAACAATAACGTCTGTGGAAAATAGACGCTTTAGTCTTGCAAATAATGATCTGCTTTTTAAATCTGTAGGTAGTTCTGCCATATTTCGTTAAATAAATAGTGTGTCTTCGTTATAATAACCAAGTTAGAGACTCTTTTTGGTTCATTGTTCCTGCTACGCCGGTCGGCATCTCCCACGATTGTTTACCCGTAGAGTCCTTCGTTGTATAAACAGGACCACCATCCGACTTTGATACATTTATGTGTGACAACATACTTTTTGTAAGCTCAGTTGCTTGTGAACGTAACTTCAAAGCAGTATCTCTAACCCAAAATCCGATTCCCAGCGACATTACCAAGTCATCGTTATAATTCTTCATTGCTTCAGGTCTACCGTTATTCCAAATAAACGTGTAAAACTCATCGATAGTTCTAACCGACTGAATATTCACTTCTTTCTCTCTCATATAACTTTCCAATCGAGAAATGATCAGTTGACGAGTAAGAGATGTGGTAGTAAATCCAGGCGTCATCTTCTTCTCTTGTGAGTTGATTCTGTTTGTCATCTGATTTTCCACATCCACATATTTCAAGTCAGAACTGCTGTAAAATAGATTGGGATATTTACGATCTATGACCTGTTGAATTGCACCCCATCCCACATTCATATTTTCTACCACCAACAAAGCAGTGTTATACTCAGTAGAAATGTTTACCAACAGATTTCCATAGTCTTTTGTAGATATCAGACCCTTATATTCCGCCACCTGCGTCATGGTATCAATATCCAACACATGAAATGCGCTAAAGTCGCCACCATCACCACGAGCAACGTCTGCACAAACAAGATATGACCGAGTATAATCAGGATATTCCCAAATCCACAGTGACTTGTCTATGCCTCTTGTTTCTACAGGATTACGAACCTTGCTCTGTTTGTAAAAATCGAGAACAGGAACTTCAATAACAGTATTACCTGATGTCGCAAAATCACAATCACATTCTTGAGCAGCCATCTTTGGTCCAAGAAGTTTTGTTTGTTCATCTCTCCAAACTTGATCTCGTTCTGGATGAAGAGACCACGGCAGTTTAATCGTATGAAATTTGTTCTTTTTAGCGTCAGCTTCAACCCACGTTCTATGGAAAAAATTACCTACACCGTTTGGTGTCGAAAGAACAATAGCTTTTCCGCCCGTTGATAGAGTGGATTGAGCAGATGTCCAAATATCATCGATGTTATCAATGAATGCAGCTTCGTCAATAATCAACATTGATAGAGCAGACGAACGACCGGCGGTTCCAGAAGATGAAACTGCTTTGATTTGAGATCCGTTTTTGAGACGAAGACTCAAACGGTTATCTTCTACACATTCCACTTTTAACCAACTTGGAAGATTGTCATTAGCAAACCTGACACGTGTAACGATTTCTTTTGAGGTCTCTTGAGTAATACTGATACATAGAATGTTTTTGTCACTATGAAAAATCATCAACCACAGACTATACGCAGAACTCAATGTTGTAATACCCAACTGACGACTTTTAAGAATGATGTTATAGTCATTATTAATTAAATCTTGCAGAGCGTGCTCTTGAAAAGGATACAACTCAAACGGAATCGTACCTCTTTTTGGATGTTGAATTTTGACGTATTTCTTCATGAAATACATCGGATTCTCAAGACACTTCTTGTACTCCGCCTTGATTATATCTCGTAATGACCTATCATTCGACATGACTCAAACCTTTCAGTGACTTCTCAAGAGTAGCAATACTTTTATTAATTTTCTTCAGATCCTTTTTCAAATCTTTAATAATCAAATCTCGTCTCTCAATTGTCCACTCATCTGATGTTCCATCTCCGTTTGGAAATGAAATCTTTTTATTGTTCTCAATATACGAGATACTTTCATCGATCTTGGTTTTCAATTCTCTAGAAATACTCAATTGATTGCTAAAATACTTCTTTTGTTCATAGTCCTCGAACTTACCTTGAAGTCTGAGTTTTGATTCATATTTAGCAACACACTCCTGACATCTGCCTGTCTTATTGAAAAATATCTGATCGTATCTATTACCCCATTTTATCTCCATCGAACAGTCTTTACACACCTGTTTAGTAGCATCTACAGTTGATGCATTAACACTATTGATGGCCTTCTTGAATCCATTTTTCTTGATCCACCTTTTACCGTTTACATCGGTCCAAATTTCACCGTTTTTTCTAGCAGCAACATCCGAATCAGATGTATAACCTACTTGAACAAATGGTCTATTACCATCAAGGTAATCTTTTACGATTGACAAATTACTTTTTCCAGATGCATGTTTCATATAACTTAACTATTCCTTTGTTGTTTCAACGTGTTTTTATATTACCAAATCACCGTTTCATTTTGTTATGTTGCCTTGTATGCAGGAACCTTGTATCCAGCAACGTCTAACCAAGCGTCTGGCGGAGTTGCGCCGGCCACATTAGGAGGTCGAATAGGAACTCCCGATGTCCAACTTATTGCGTTTATAGTGACAGTTCCTACAGGAGAAGATTGATCCATAGTAAGAGGATAGTCCGTTCCAGAAATAGTAACTTTTCCGGTTGGAGTAAACGGAGTTATTGATATTATCCCCGTTGGAGTCACAACATCGGTAGTAACTGGAGTTGTTATACCACCAGATGATACTGTCGCTGTACCAATGCTTACACCACCCTTATCAAATGCAGCAATGGTAGTAAGATTCGAATACACCAAGTTATGATCGATATCAAATAGTTCCGACTTGAATTTGAACTGTTGATTTTTCTCAGAAACAGGACATGGAATTGTAGAAACAAATATAGACGGAGAAAAAGAAACATCCGTATAATTTTTCAAGGTGATCTGTGAAACAATAGCATTACAATTTTTTGTATAAATTACGACCGTTCCAGCAAAATCATTAGCAAATTGACTGTAAAATGAAATAGGATTGTCTACTTGATACAACGATGAAGTACCCGACCCAAGAACTAGTTCTCCCAACTTTATGCCTTTTTGTGGATCAAAGTCTAAATCAGCAGAGATTTTATCATATTGAGACGATGTAAAGTAAAACCCAATAGACGCATCTTTTGTTAGATCAACGGAATTCTTAGTAACAATAGCTTTGAAAGACAACTCATATGGAGTGTTTGCGGAACATGAAATGAAATTACTGTCATACACATTAGAAGCAATAGGATTGGTGTATACATAACTATCATACTGTGCATTTCTAGAATTAGAGGTATCATTTTTTACTATGACATATCCCTCGTCAGTAGGTCCACCGTCATTGACAATAGACATACCATCCATCAATTTGGTTCCGTCTCTAGATGCAGTAATTGATGTGGATGATGTAAACCAATAGTGTTTAACAAATTCGTTTGCGGCCGAAGTTGGAATGCCCGTAACTCCTCTAGGAAAACTTCCCAATGAACTAAAATAAGAATTGGTAGAAACGGTATCTGATAGAATATCGACCGGCGTTACAAGAGCATCCGCAATCAATTGATAGTCTCCGGACGAAACTAAACTCTTTCTATATAGTTTGTGTCTATAGACATTTCCGCTAAATGTGTCTATATTTGAATATGTTACTACCGCCAAAGATTGTGAATATGACGTAGTAGCAGTAGCATCATAGGGAATATCGGCAACAGTAGCAGAAAAAGTTCCGTCAGTAACATCAGCTATAATCTTTCTGTTTCTACTATCATACGCATATATTGGATATTTTAATCTTACAGTAGTATCGTTTAATACCTCTGAAATGATGTTCTTTGAAGTAATAGAAACTGATCCAACATCATTGAACTGAGTTATTGTTAACACTATTTCAGACTCAACCATAGACGCCACATTGAGATTGCCATTAATTCCTCCTGAGTTAATTGTAAGAACGGCTCTGTAATCAACGTTTTGTTTTGATGGATCAAATTGACCGTAATCGTCGCCTTTTCTTGGAGTGACCGCAAAAGATTTAAATGCACCCGATACGTTTTTGATGATAGTAGCAGTTGAAGACTTTGAATTTCCTGCTGGACTCACCAATGAATCAATTTTCAATGTCGGTGGTTTGTAAAACACCACAGATGAATGATTCTCAAGTGTAGGGTATATCTGAATGTTAGCTGTCCATCTTACTTTTTTTCCTGTAGGGGTAGTACCAACCAGATATAACTTACCTATTCCTTGACGTGTGGTACTATAAACGTGAACTGCAACTCTCAATGCTCCGCCTTCAGTATACGATATACTGTTTGATCGTGCCACCTCTACATACAAAGAATTGTTGCTAGAGTCAAGAACCTCAATTTGAACGGGAGAATTTGTTGATAAGTTTGGAGATCCGTTTATTAAAAACGTGTTTTTTCCACCAGAGAACTTTGGTTCAAATTCAGACAGCACAAAGTAGTTAGATAGATATCCATTGTCCTCAATGTCTACCGCCAATCTACCCAAATTAAGTATCTGACCCCGTTTTCGTATATTAGAGATTATAGCCATATGTGTACTGACCTAACAGTACATACATATAGATTTATTCGTAATTTATCCTTGAAAACCCTCCATCCTTATGGATTTCGACTCGACTGTCCACCATATCTTTCATTGCATCCAAGTGACTGATGATCCAAATAAAGTCAAAATTGGACTTCAAAAATGAGAATAATACACTCATTACAGCAAGATTATCAGCATCAGCACATCCAAATCCTTCGTCGATTGCAATGAAATTTGGACGAGGTAGATTCGATATATTGATTAAAGCCACCCTTATTGCCAGCGAACTCACAAACTGTTCCAATCCACTTGCCAGTTCAAGTTTCCACTTTTTATCTTCATAGACAATAAAAGTAGATACGTTTTTACCATCAGTTTGAAGTGAAATCGTAAATTCCACAATCTGACTTAAAATGGTATTTACTTCTCGTTCAATCTCAGGAATAGCTTTGGATATGATGTTATACTGCAATCCGTCTCTTGATACTGCTTCGGTATACATACTATACGACGCATTTACCTTCTCAAGCGTTTTTATCTCCTTGAGGGTGTCTTCGACCTTGCTCTTCTGAAATGTCCATGTATTGACTCGCCCAGACATATCAGCGATGG